GGCATGTCGGCGTGATCCACCAGCGAGTAACACGGATAAATCACCCGGCCACCGAATGCCTCACCGACGGCGTAATCAGCTGCCAGCGTTTTATTCCAGGTGCTGAGCATGCGCCCCAGCCTGCCCTGAGGAGGGCTGTAACATACGCCGTGAATCAGTTTGCTTAATACGATGTGGTCACCACAGACGCGATCAGCATCCACCAGCATTCCGGCAATCTCTTTCTGATACTGCGGCGGTCGGCCAGTACCGAGATAAAAGCTCAGCATGTCGTCAGGGAAGCGCACCAGCCAGTCAGTTACCTTATCGGTGAAGCCCTGCACAGGAAGCGCGTCGTCTTCCAACACTACTACCCGGCAAGGTTGCTCAGCAGCCCATTCGATAGCGCGACGATGATTCCAGTTAGCGCCGCGGTTACCTTCATCAATAAGCAAATGAGCATCCAGCATCGCGGCAAGTCGTTGCGCATAACCTATGCGAGAGTGATGGCCAACCACAACAAACTTCACTTGTGTTTCCACCATGCGGACTCCTTACCGATACCATCAGTTTTGAAAACGGTATGTACCAGAGGGCCGGTGACCAGTCTGTCAGCGAATGACTGCGCAACAATACCGAACGCCAGCATGTCCCCCACCGCGGCGCCAGCCTGTTCTTTCTTCCAGAAACGATAACTCTCGATCCGGTAGTAAAGACGGATGATGCCGTGAGCGAACGCCATTACATCAGCGCGGCTGCCACCCAGCAGACCAGCGTTAAGCATCACATCGTTGCGGTGCGCTTCAATGAATTCCTGATAGATACGCTCAGGATGATTCTGTTTCGCCCAGGTGTCGGCGTAGGTCTTCGGTTCAGAACCGACGTAAACAGTCCCGGGCTGCATTTCTTCCCACGGCGCGCGAAGCATTTCGACATCGGTACCATCGGTACACCAGACGAACCGGTATTCAGGGTGGTCACGCAGGTGCTGCCAGATATGCAGCCAGCGCCGGAAGTAGACATTCATCTTCACGTCAGGAACGCAGTAAAGCTCAACGTCTGCCGGTGCCGTCTGCAGTTCATCCACCAGCGCGATGCGGCCACAATGTCGAAGCGAGGCCGCCCACACGCTCAACATGTCAGGTGAGGCTATCATTCTCGTACCGCGCTGGGGGTCGGGCTGGCTGGTCAGTAGCGTAGTGATAACCACGTCGCGCCGCTTGCGGTATTCAACGTAACCGGTAAACCCGGCATCACGCCGTTCGTTGTGGATTTTAACGTTACGTTCCACCAGCGCCTGTCGATCGGGACGCGGTACCGAACGCTCTACGGCTTCATGCTCATCGAGAGAATGAATCAGCTTTTCTGAACCGACCACATCACCGTAAGCCCACGTCGTCAGGCCAGCGTTATGGATACGTAGCGCGAGGTCACTGTGTTCGTACATGCCGCGACCATAAACCGGATCGAATCCACCCACCTTCTCGATGGCGCTACGGTGGTAATAGAGCATCACTCCGCGCTGCCCGGTGTACGCCACATGCTGATCGTCACGGTAAAGCACCGAAAGGTCATTGAGCTTATTCTGGCCAGCAAGATCGAGGAACTGGTAAGCCAGGTGTGGCTCGGGTGATTCGATGTAAGGGAGGTGCCAGTTATCAGCGATAGGCCAGGCATCATCATCCCACACAAAAAGATGCTCGCACCCGGCATCCATCATGGCTGACAGGCTGGCGTTCTTCGAAGCAACAATGCCGAGTGATGTTTCATGGCGAAGCAGCTGCACGCCATCAGGCACTACTGCGGCAGGTTTAGAGCCATCGTCGATAACCACCACCAGCGCACCGATGGGAAGATGTTTGGTGTGCTGCTCAATGGCGCGCTTTAAAACGTCTGGCCGGTTGTGGGTAGTAATTGCAAGGCCAATCCGTGACGCTGTAGCGCAGGCAGGCACAAACGGGACACCATCAATAGTGACCTGCATAATTTCTCCATCGGGGTTTATTGGCGTTGGATAATCACTCGCCCGTAAAAAGATTGCCGCTTTACTTCGCCGTTCTCTGCCGTAATGTATCCGCGCTCATCGGTTACGGCGGCAATTACCTCGCCTTTTTCGTCATCAGCAGTGAGTACGTGCGCAACTTCAACGCCATCGATATAGACTTTATATCGTTCCCGAGCGAGATTAATTTTCCGCCCCGGATCGTCATCCAATACAGTGATACGCATACATCCTCCCTCAGAGTCCACTCGACCGTGTATTCCAGAGGATGCCGCCTGGCTTGAGCGCATTGCGAAGAGCGTCGTTCACCGCTTCGTGCATCGCCTGTTGCAAGCCAACTACTGAAGCTGTTTGCGCATCAATCTTTGCCTGGAGGGCTGCGAACAAATCGCTTTCACGTACAGCATCAATGATGGCCTGCGTCATTTCATCGCCAAGCTTAATCTTCATCTTCCTGGCTGATACCACAGCGTTTCCAATGATGGATGAAGCGGCTTCATGTACCTTAAAGCGATCGGCCTTAAACGTTACCTGCTGCTTTCCTTCTTCAACTCCGAGGGTCATGCCAGCTTCGTGCGGCTTGCCTTTGCTGGCGACGTTTAATTTAGCGCTGTAGCTCTTAGACAATACGGCATCGTCGATCTTCGCATCGGTAACGAACACCTCGCCGTTATTAATAATCAGCGCCCCGTTCTTTTCGAAAGTCAAGCCATCTTTCAGGACTTTGAATGCATCGCTGTTACGGATTTTGTCATCCAGTTCGTCAACAGCCTGTTGTGCGCCTGATGTGTCCAGCTCAACACGAAGCTTCATTGTGCGTACCAATGGTGCGCATGAGTCATCAGGTACAGATGGTCCTTTATCATCCACTAGCGCTTGCGTACGCTTATTTACCGTGACAGAGGAGGGAAAGTACTCTGGGATACCATTCACCTCGCGGCGCGCGCCCCACGCATCATATTTTGCCGTGCCAGCCGCACTTTGTAGTTCGATACCTTCATTGGTTTCAATAACGTGAAGGCTGCGCATTGCATCTTTTAGGCTTAAAGGTTTTTTCATTTTTAATACCCTTTTAGACGTGAGCCTTTCGCACGGCAAAGCCGACGAAAGTTAACGGTTTGCCCAGGCTCACAGCTGAAAGACTTTCTTTGATATGCGCGTGCGATGCGCATAAAAAAGCCACCGGCGAATACCAGTGGCCACTTAATTTTTTAAACGGATTACTTAGCGAGAATTACATAATCAGAAATTAACTCTGCTTTTTGCGAATACTCTTTTGCCAAGCGCTCAAGCTCACTCGCTTCGAGTTTCCCGGACTGTGAGCTTTTGATGTAAGCGGCAATCTCGGATTCATGCAGTAGGACATTTGGATTTTGGGAAATAATTTCTTTTACAGCACTATAAAATATCCCCATATCGATAGGATGCCCTGTATGCCATGTGGAGCGAGCAAGCCATTTATCTAAAGCACTAATACCTTTCAACATAAAACCTCCTGTTTTTGTGGAATGCTATCCTCCCACCAAATGGGTTATGTCAAAAATGTTTTTTGCATTATCGCAGGCATTCGGGGAATACCTGCTGTAATGCCTAGTCTTCCAGTTGCAGTACGCCGTGCTCTTCTGAACCTGAATAGGCGACCAGACCCGTGTATTCCGGGATAACCTCGCCATCATCGGCTTCAAATGCGGGGATTGTTGCGTGGGTGATCGTATACGCCGCCTGGCCTTCTGATTCTGCAAACTCAGCGAGTGATTTAATTTGTTCAGCGGTAAGCACTAATTGGGTCATTTTGTATCCTTAGTCAAGATAGTAGTCATCATTTAGACGACGACGGTTCGCACTGCTGGCGTTGTGCGGGCAGGCGTTAGAGTTGTGACCGGTGACGCCGCAGTAGCTACAGCGCAGATTCACCCGGCGAGCGCTGCCGCTCCACGTATGGGGGCAATTCTCACGGGTGTGTAAAACCGAACCGCAAAAGGTGCATCGTGTGTAACTCATTGCACGGCTCCCGATGGTTTTTGACGCTGCTGCTCAATATCACGGATTCCCGCAAAGTTATTGTTGCCCTTCTCAATTACGGCCAGCAGCGGCTTAATCCACAAAACAGCTTGGCAGTAAGTCATTGAGCTGGCGGCAGCGGTACTATCATCGGCTGCGTCAGCGTTCCCGGAATCGGTGTGCATTGCGCTGGCACGTAAACGGTGCGCGTATTCGAGCAGCCCACCAGCAACATCAGCAGGAACAGGCAGATCACAGGTTTTTTCACGGCGGAGAATCTCCCGGTATTCGATTAGGGTTTCTTCGGTTCTGGTGTCTATCAGGGAGTTAAGCCTGTTGGCATGCTCTGCAACCTGATTGAACCGATTGAAGTTGAATGCCTGAGTGGCGATCACCTGCCCCTGCAAAGAGTTGTCACTTCGCAGAACGTCATTATCGCTCTGAAGGTTACTGGCGTCCGAGCAACTCTTAACGAGGGCGACCGAAAGGACAGCAATAACGACCACGCAGATAAGACCTGGATTAATTTTCATAGGTCCAGCCCCCAGCACGCCAGCGCACTTTCTTGATCGCGCCGCTCGACCTGCCCATAGCAGCCATTCTTTTGGCCTTTGGTTAGTCGGCAATCACGGCCACCGTCTTTAATCCACCAGCGAATAGCTTCACATGCCCCTTTCCGGTCACCAGCATTGATGCGCTTATAGAACGTGGAAGGGAAGCATTTACCCGGCCCGATGTTGTACGGGCAGAAAGATGCGATCCCGGCTTTCTGCGGTTCGGTAAGCGGCACATTAATATTGCGATCAACCCACGCAAGCGCCTTATCCCGTTCGATGGCGTTTACCTGGTCGCATTTCGCCTGTGTCAGCTTCATGCCCTGGACCACAGATTTACCATCTACCATTGTGGCACCCCGGCAAATAGTCCAGATTCCACTGCCATCTTTGTACGCAGTGAGGCTGTTCCCCTCCTTCTCATTCAGAAACTGATCGAGAATGACGGATGCTGGCGCACCAGCAAGTACAAGCCCCAGAACAGCGGCACTCAACTTTGCTCTGGTTCCCATCACTCACCTTCCTTTTGTAGTGCCTCAACGACCACGCTTGCAGCAGCAGGACGTTCGTGAAGGGGTTTATCACCAACTCCTTTCAGGTAGTCATTGACCATTTTTGTGCGCTTCTCGTCCTCTCTACGTCTTCGGTGGGCATCCACCCGACCACTTAGGTAAGAGGCTAACGAGATAAGCAGACCGGCTGCGCCAAAGAACATGAACACCAGGTCCTGAGTGGTAAATCCAATGGCAGACGCCAGAGCTGCTACCCACGCGAAGAACTGCGTGAAGATGTTCCCTGAATCGTTCATTTTCATCGTCTCTCACCTCGCTGTGTGCGGGTGCTGTGTGGGGGAAACAAAAAAGGCCGCCCGGAGGCAGCCCTTAAAAATAAAAAACCCGCACTGATGGCGGGTTTGTGTTTTGTTCTGTTGCTCAGTTCGCTTTACCGTCCCGAGCATAACACAATTTAAGCACTTTGCGCGCAAACTTTCAAGTTAAATTTGTCGCTATTTGTGCCGAATGCGTCACACATTGGTGCGTAAAGCATCGATTCTGCAAGATTTAGCCAGACATCAATTCGACTCTCACAGGTACGTAAACACCACTCAGGATGTTTTTTGTTCAGGTCACGAGCCATCGTTTTTTTGCTGAGGCGTTTGATGTAACGATCCTCAATTAACCAATATAAATTTTTATGGCCTGCCTGGATGAGTACCTTGCAAAGCACTGAGTTAACGATCAGCGCTTCTTCGTCTGTGCAGAATGCCAGACCACTTTTATGTTTGCTTTCGAGTAACTCTTTGAAGAATGCTTCCAGTTCTGGTTTCTTGATACCGGCTTTTTTCATGCGGCGCAGTGCATCATTGATTGCGGTCTTTGTAACTTTCCCGGCCGCGAGCAGTTGGTTAAACATATTTCCGCCAGAACCACCGCCGATATAAGACCATCGCCCCCACATGCGAAGCTTGCCCTGAATCCAGATACTTTCCAGAGTTTTGAGGCGAATCATTTCGCCTTTTTTTCCAACTTCAGATGGATTAATCATTGGCGTTCACCTCTTTTATCTGTCCTGTAATAATTTCAACGCTGTTGTTGCATTCGTTTCCCCAGCGGTCCCATCCTTTCCATTCTTCCCGAGCGAATATTTCGATTCTTTTCACTTCTCCGTAAAGTTTTTCCAGTCGGCTCCTTACTTCCCACGGCTTCGCGCTATGTTCGCCAAGGCAGGTATGAACAACCTGTTTTACCGATGCGCTGACGCGGGTTAATCCTGCGCCTCGGGTTGCAATTAATACGTCTTCTGTATTGCTGCGCGTATGGTTCCCGCCATTCATGCGGGTTTCACGGTCGAGCATTTCCAGCAGATCGTTAAAGTCCACCAGCTCTCCGGTGCTCAATGCCTTATTGAAGCGATCAGCGGCATTTTGATTCAGCTTCACCCACGTAAACCCTTTCATCGTTCTGACACGGAAACCCCAGGATTCCGCCAGCTCTACTGCTTCCCGGTTGTGTGTCCCGGTGTACCACATTGCCAAAACAGCGTTTTCAGCTGCCAGTGACCATATTGGTAAACGCTTAAGTTCCTCCATGCTCATGGTGCTGTAATGATTACAGGCAGCTCCGTTACTGATTTTGTTGCCATATTCCCAGGGTGGGTCACAGTAGATCAGTTCGTAATTCATGCAGCGCTCCGGTTTTTCAGCTCGCGAGTTTTACGGCGGTATTTGGCCGCAATTTCTTCCAGGTCTTCTTTTGAGTAATTCTTCGCTTCGTGTGGCCCCTCCAGCCATTCCACCAGCTCAAGCCCGTACCAATTAATTAGGGTTTCCCGGTACCGGGCATGAACCGTCTTATTTTTTGCTGTGAACCGGCCAGCGCCACCATTACAGGCCTTGCATTGTCGATAGGCATTTTTCTCTTCGAACCGAAGTTCAGGACGAGCGCCTACACTCATGAAGTGACCACAATCCCATTGACCGCCAAAGATCATCGGCGGGTGATATTCCCCGCAGGATGGGCAAGGTTTGCCCACGTCACGCTCGCGGATGAATGCATTGAATGCTGTCTGAGCCTTCTTAAGAAAATAACCCCGAGGCTGCAGCGCTTTTTTGCGCATCTTCAGCTTGTCCTTTCTGTCGGCCTCTGCCTTTTTGGCTTTGAGCGCACGGTTGTGACCTATAGCGCACAGAGGACCGCATACCTTTTGCAGGTTACGATCTGGTGTGAAGGTCTCCCCGCAGTGAGCGCATTTTTTCGGTTTGTAAACCTTCAGTTTTGTTTTAACTGGTTTCTTCACTGCTTCATCCCTCTGTGAAATACCCATTCGAATACTTCTGAACCATTCAGAAGCAGATCGTTAAAGTCACCCTGTGCAGGCCAACGAACCGAGACGCTTTCCAAATCGTTCTTTGCGTGTAAGTTTGCAGCTGCACATTCGAATGCAGCTGCGTGACCGGCACCGTTCGCGTCGGAGTCTGCGAAAATAATGAGATTCTTTACCCCGGCAGGAACACGGAACTTCTTCATGAAAGCAGTATTCATCGTTGCCCAGGTGTTGCATTTGGTGATCTGATGGCACGCCAGCGCGGTTTCGATACCTTCAGCGATGCCGAGCGTTGAGGCTGTAGGGAACATGCGAATTGCAACGGATTTAGCAAACTCTAGGTAACTATCCTCTTGCAGCTTCATCATCTTTTTAGATGCGCCGCCTGTGTTTGCTTTCTTGTCGCCTTCCAGGAGGGTGCGGTGCAGATAACACAGCTCGCCACGGTCATCAGTAGCCAAGGCATAGATGGCCTGAAGGTATTTCCCGTCGACTGGCTGCGTGTCGCAAAACCTGATGCTTTCAGCAGGAAGCGTATTTATTCCCCTTCCCTTCAGATATCTGTCAGCGTTGGTACCTCGTAACGGAATTAGCTTTGCAAACTTACGGCTCACCCTTTCTCTCTGTTGCGCCAGAGATGTACGCACGGGATTTACAGCAGAACGATCAGCGGTGTACTCATTGCCGATAAGCTTGTCCACTTCCGAAGCGAGAACCTTAAACTCTTTGCCCGTTGCGCCAGTCAACAGGGTCCATCCGTCGCCGGAACCGCATACACAAATGAATGACCCGGTGCCGTTCTTGTTGTCACACCGGAATTTGCCCTTGCGACCGCATAACGGACACTCTCCCTTGAAATGATTTTTACCAGTAATGCCAGGCAGGCCGTAATACTCGAAAATTTCAGACCAGCGGCCAATGGCGGCTTGTTTGGTATTCATGCGGCTTGCTCTCCCTGTTTGTTTTTGCCTTTTGCAAAGGCGATTTGCTTGGATTTGATGTAATTGCTGACTTCAGGTGTGATCTCTTTTGGCGTGTTGTGAAGTCCACGCGGCCAGACACCGAATTTCTGTCGATAGGTATGAGCACACCAACCGTCACTTACAGGTCGGCCCTGCGTTGCTCGGGTGCGCTGATAAAAAAGAATTTGTGACCACCAGGATTGCTTCTGCTCACTGGTGAATTTGACTTCCGCTTTGCTTACCTTCGTCAGTCCACGGGATTTATCGGTATCAACGTCTTCCCCAGCCAGTGGTTTAAAACCACACTTCGGGCAGATGTAAATTCCGGCAGGTTTTACGTAATGGCATTGACTGCACTCTTTCGGCAGTTTTTCCGGCTCGTCAGCTTTTACAACTCGCTGTGGGGCATCTTCCATTCCGTCTGAAGACGACGGGAGATAGTCATATTCAATATCATCGGGGTAGCCAAGTTTATTGACCGTCCCGCTGTGATCGAAGATCAGGCAGTAGTCTTTGCCAGGGGCCGCACGTAAGCCACGGCCCAGCGTCTGAATCCAGCGCATTTCGCTTTTGGTTGGACGGGCAAAAATGATGCAGCGGACGTCGCTATCAAATCCGGCTACCAGCACACCAACGTTAATGATGATTTTGGTAATACCCTGCTCAAATCGGCGGATGGTCAGCTGGCGTTCGTCGTGTGGTGTGCTGGCAGTCATGACTTCAACCGCTACACCGGCACGCGAAAATTCCATGGTCACATAGTTCGCATGAGCAACATCCACGCAGAAACAAATCGTCGGCCGGTCTTCTCCATTCTCAAGCCAGTTTTTTACGATGTCGCCGACCAGTTTGGCTTCACTCATAACTTTACTGAGTTGGCCTTCTTTGTAATCACTCCCATAACCAGCGACATAGGACGTTTCAACACCTGAAAGATCGGGGTGTGACGGTGCGTAAAACTCATATTTACTAAGAGCGCCAATAGCGATCAGCTCTTTCATCGTCGTTGGCTTAATCAGACGCTGATAGTAATTACCAAGTAATTTAGCGAAAGGTGTTCCAGAAAGGCCGATCACCTTCGTTGAAGTGTTACGGGTTAGGTTGTCGATAACTTCCAGAAGCTTTTTGCGCTTCAAGTGCGCTTCGTCAACGATCAGCAGGTCGATATTGTCAGGAAATTCACGTCGAATAAGCGTATCTGCGCTCGCAATCTGAATGAGCGCGTTTGGGTTGTACGACGGATGGTCACGCCAGACATAACTGATCTCTTCGCCAGGAAGGCCATATTCCATGAAACGCGTTGCTGTTTGGTCCAGCAGAACGGTGTAAGGCGCAACAAACATTACACGCATCTGACGGCTTACAAATCCGTCAGTGATCAGCGCTGCAATGGCAGTTTTGCCAAAACCAACAGGTGCATAGAGCATGAAAGAATTATTTCCCTTCCATGCGCTGCGCAACATGTTGAGTGCGACGATCTGTTTCTCACGCGGCTGGATGTTAAGCATTGGCTGATACCTCCCCAAATGCTTTCGCAACCAGATCGGCGATTACAAATTTTTGACGCTGACGCTGTACCGAAAGCACAACGGTTTTGGTCCCGTCTTTACGCATCCGACCTTTGAGAAAGCCACCGTGGATGTGCCGAATAAAATATTCAGAATTAGCCAGACGTGGAATGCTGCGCACGCGGCCAAGATTGCTGACTTCGTAAGCTTTGGAATAAAGCTCTACTGGGACTGGAGCCCATTTTTCGTTAGCTTCTGAATAAATCATTTAAATCTCCTTTTGGATGGCTAAACGTCCAGATTTCCAATCGACGTTTTAACCCCATACAGTGATCTATCTGTTAGATCGATCTCTTCTGGTAAAGCTGTTCCAGCCCTTCGGGCTAAAACCCAACATCGCCCCCTTTCCCCCAAACCAGATTTAAAAATTCATACCCTAGGTGGGGGTGACGTATACCCCCTGACTGCCGGGGTATACCTAGTGCAAAACTCTCGCAATCGGCGATTAGCATTCCGCCGTGCTGCGTTCTGCTGCCGGAATGACACAGGTTCAGCGTCGAACGCTTCCTGGTACGCCTGCGCATACGCAACCGCGATTTTTTCCCGCATACCTGCCGGGAGCGTTGATAACTGCTCTTTAATCCACGGGGCGTCCTCACGAGCAAAAACCGTGGGCATAGTCACGTGGAAATTTTGTTCCTGATACATCGGCCCTCCTGATTACATGGTGAGCCTGTAAGGGGTTACTCTCGCTTTGGTTTTCGTCGACCAAAGACGGCAAGGATGGAATTCACTTCTTCCTCTCGGGCGGCAAGATGCTTTCTGTGGTAAAACCTGATTTCATCAGCTTCGGCTTCATCAATGACCCCATCTTCAAGGGCAAGATTGATAACCTGATCCACATGCCCGAGCATGGCGGCTGTTTTCATGGCTTTATTGAATAATTCAACCCGATCGAGTTCTTCAAACTTGGGGACCTCCACCAGCAATGCTCCGCGTCGCTTTGCGAAGTAATCAGCCAGTTCGGCGGTATCTGAAATATCTTCCATCGCCTCAAGTTCAGCGACTTCGAAGAACCGGCACCCGTTTTTCTCATACAGGTTGTTATTAAACTGCGTGACAGTCATACCAAGAGCGCCATCCATAGCCTCACGCCCGCCGGGGTATGCCTTACACATTGCTTTCACAACTTCTTTGAGACTTTGCTCTACCATCTTGAATTTTCCTTGGTAGTTACGGCTAGGCGGCTGAATCAGTAGAATTTTGATAAAGCGACTGATCAAACTTCAAAAGTCCGTTGGTGATTTTCTCAACCTGATACGCTCTAACTTCTGGAATAATCTCAGGCCATTCGGATACTGAAGGATGCTTGATTCCTAGGGCTGTCGCGGTTTTACAGACACCTCCGAAATAATTAATAACTTCGGATTTCCTCATGTTTGTTCTCCGACGGTTTAATTTAGACTTAATGTAGGATATCCAACATAACAATGTCAAGAATCCTACATGACAAAAGTGGTAGGATTGCCTACATGATGAATATGAGTGACCGTATCCGCCAAAGGCGGAAAGAGTTAAAACTGACACAGCAAGCACTGGCTGAGATGGCTGGTGTGAATCGAGTCACGGTTACAGGGTGGGAAAAGGATGACTACCAACCGAACGGAGCAAACCTACAGTCTTTAGCGAATGCACTTCAATGTGATCCACTTTGGCTTGTATCTGGCAAAGGTGACCCTAAGCCCAAGCTCAATCTGAAACCCGAGATATTCAGTGTAAAAGAAGTGCCGTTAATTTCATGGGTTCAAGCCGGTTCCTGGACAAGGACTGATCCGGGAGTAAGGGCTGACGATGCTAAAGAATGGGTATATACCACCGCGCTAGTTTCTGACGGTGCTTTTGCTCTGCGGGTGCGTGGGGATTCAATGACTAACCCATCAGGGGCTCCATCTATCCCTGAAGATTCAATAATCATAGTTGAGCCTGACATCATGGACATCGAAGCCCTTAATGGGAAAATCGTTGTTGCATACCTTGATGGAGGCCATGAAGCCACACTTAAAAAGCTTGTTGTGGACTGGCCTTACCGTTATTTAGTGCCATTAAATCCACATTACAAGCCTATTGAGTGCGGAGAAAACTGCACAATCGTTGGCCTTGTTAAACAAGTAATCATGGACTTCTAAGCCTCCTCCCCAACAAGCCGAGCTCTCGCTCGGTTTTTTTATGCCCAAATATTTCACGTTGGTTTTCCTACATACATCCTTGACACCATAATGTTGGATATCCTACATTAAGCACATCAACAGCGGTAAGTTACCCAACCGTAACGTTTAAAACGGCGGTTTGCTGGAGATGGTCGAACGGCGCGACTTTAAACCATGCGTCGGAACCGTGGCGGGACAGGATGTCGGCAATACGGGCTACTAAGTTTCCTTTTGGGTGTGGTGAAACAGTCATTCGATACAGCCGAAGACCAACACCACAGCGCTAAAGTAAACTGAATGGGGATAGGCACATGAGCGTAATTGTAAAATTTAACAGCGCAGAAGTTCATCCAGAGGAAGGATATGAGGAAAGGTCATTTCTCATAGTGAACCATGACCGTGATTACTTAGTGGGTACGCCTTTGTTCGACACGGATAGAAGATTTCTGTGTTTTATGACCAGTGCAGGTCCGGTTCACCAAAGTGAATATGTGTCGTGGGCATTGCTACCCACGCCGAAAGATTAGAATTGCTTTATCAGGGTTTCGTATAACTCAAGGTCTTTTCGACTAACAGTATCCATTGAATACATCTTGTCATACATCGGATATAGATTGTCGTAAGTCAAAAATTCAGTTGCAAGGTTCTTCAGCCTGGCAGCCGTGTCCAGTCTCGTATCAAGCACAGATGCGGCCCGACCTATATTCTGTATTTGTCTTGGAGTTGCTGTTTGTAGATCAAGACTTTCAAGGGCACGAATCACAGCCTCAATATCATCTTTATAGATATTATTTAAGTTGTTAACAGAGAGCAAAACTTCAGTGTTTTTAATCTGTCCACATACGACAGTTTCTAAGCGGTATTTCTTCTCGCCGCTCTTTGCTTCTTCTTCAGTTAATTCTTTTTTCTTTTTTTCCACCCAAACTTCTTTCGTTACCTTCGTCTGCTGGTTAGCCGCCATACGGGCTAGTTCTGTTGCAGCAAATCGGCCAGCGACTAAAGGGTCTCTAAGGGAGAGAATTTTATCAGCCAGTTTTAACACACCATCTTTGCCTGAAGTAAGGGCTGCTGCCTTATTCCAGTATTCGAATACTCGTGTTTTACGGCTGGCAACAGCTTCTTTGTAGATTTCGAAATCGACTTCTTTTTCAAGCTGCTTAATTAATACATCAAACTTTTCTTCAAAAATTTTACTACCACACATGTGACCAATGGAAGCTTCGAAATTGTCTTCTGTAATTACAATTCCACCTTTCATATGGCTACTGTGGCAGCTTTTAATCCCGCATTTTCGAGGTGGTTCATTTTTATAGTAACCAACCAATGCTTTGAGTTTCTTATCTTTGAGGTCTAAATCTTTAATGAAATTGGGTCTTGAATAAACCTGCTCCCAGCTATCCAGTTTGATCAATACACCATTTTCTTTCATGTAAAGCATATTTAACCCTTCTGAGTGTAAGGAATGATCATTCTATCACCTTGCTTAAAGAACGATCAACGCAAGCTGTATGGAAACACATAGTTTTTCGCTCTGTTCATCATCACTTGAGCATTTCTAGCTTTGGCGGTTATCCAGTCTTCAACCATTCCAACAGGAGGAAGATGATAGTGTTCTGATGGCTGACCGCCCTTTTTATTCAATGTGTCCGCTTCGGGTGTTGGCTGGGTTTCCCTACCCAGCGCAGGTTCAACTCCTGCCGGATACCAAATAAATCGGTGACCAATATGACCTTCCGTAACGTTAATTTTCAGTACGGCGACCTGATGCGCGCCCCTCGTGGTGTGCAGGCTGTTCGCAACCCAAAAACCATCGCTAGTATCTGGCGGCGTAGCTGGCTGTGCAGGTTGCTTACCCAGAAAGGCGATCCAAATAGTTAACTGGAGATATTTATGTCCGAAAATAAAAACACCACGCCGTTTAGTCAGCAACTTGCCTATATCAATAAAGGCACGCTGGATGCTGAATTAACCGAGGCGCTGGCAGAAGTTATTAAGGCTGTTCGAGAAACAGGTAAGAAAGGCGCTGTGACGCTGACGCTGAACTGTGCAATGCTGAACAACCGCGATGAAAACACCATGAAGGTTACGCCAAAGGTCACTCGCACAATTCCAGAGCTTGACCGTGCTGACACCATCATGTTTGCAACTGCCGATGGTGATTTGCTCCGCGATGATCCTTCACAAACCCAGTTGGATTTGAAAGTCATTGAGCCAAAAACTCAGACTGCACCAATCAAGCTGGCCCAGTAATACCTACCTAACCAACCGTTCTAATCTGAAAAGGAAATATTCAATGTCTCATATTGAAGGCTCTGCCGTATCCGAAATTCGTGATCTGGTTTCTGCAAATCTGAAAACACAAACTGATATCCCGTCTGTTGTCGTGCCGGAGGGCTTTGAAGTCAAGTCGCTTGAAAGTCTACAGCTGGCACCGTCACGTATTCGTCAAGCTGCAAACCTGATCTCCCCTGGGTCTCTGATCGCTTACATTCAACGTTTCCGTGATTCTCGTACTGTTGTTTTCGCAGATAAGACCAAAACGCGAATCGTAGCCGTGTTGGACTTCCATCAGGATGCAGAGAAACCAAGCTGGGCCGCACACAAGGCCGTTTATGACTGCCCGTTCTCTGATGAATGGAAAGCCTGGGTCGCTGCTGATGGGAGCAAAATGGACCAGATTAACTTTGCTGAGTTCCTGGAAAACAATATTCAGAATGTCGCGCCGGTTAGTGATTCATATCTAGGGCCGTCAGGAACTGAACTGCTGGAAATGGTTCTCGCATTCCAGGAAACCCGTAAGTCAGAGTTTAAGTCTGTTAAACGTCTTTCTGATGGAACCTGCCAGTTCCAGTTCAGCGATGAAAAATCCGGTTCTGGCAACACCAAAATGCCAGAAAAAATCAGCCTGGCAATTTCACCATTCCATAACGGTTCACCTTATCAGGTTGATGCCCGTATCCGTTATCGCCTGCGTGACGGTCAGTTAATCCTCTGGTATGAGCTGATCGAACCGAAGAAAGTTGTTGAGCATGCATTCCAGGAAATCGTCACTGATATGGAAAACCAGCTCGGTGAAGACCTGCCTATTTACGAAGGCTCCATTTAACCCATCAATACCGTGTGTTGTTTTATGCGCCCCCATTCGTGGGGGCGTATAGCAAAGCATTCCCTGAAAGAAGGTGATCATATGCCAAGCTTAGGCCAGCTCTATAACGATAAAGACGCCGGATTAACCACCCGAAAAACTTACAACGTACCAGTAGATAAAATTTATGCCGAAGAAGGCTACAACGTTCGTGAACTTAACCAGGCGCATGTAGAAGAATTCCGCGATGCCTTTATTGCCGGGGAATATATACCGCCGCTTGCCGTAGAAGTTACTGAGCGCGGGGTGAAAGTGATCGACGGCCACCACCGTTATCATGGCGCGTTGGCTGCTATCGCAATGGGGCACGATATTGTTCGCCTTGAGTGCAAAGATTTTGTAGGCAGTGAGGCTGACAAAATCGCCTTTATGGTGACCAGTTCTCAGGGGCTGGCATTGACTCCACTTGAACGAGGCGCGGCTTATCATCGCCTTCAAAATCAGGGGTGGAGCCCTTCAGAGATAGCGTCAAAAGTTAAACGGTCTGAGTCAGATATTCTCCAGCACCTCCAGCTTCACGAATGCACACCGTATATCAAAAAGCTCGTTCGTGACGGCTCAATGAATTACGCAATCGCAATCGGTATATCTCGTGAGCATGGTGTTTACGCAGATCGTGAAGCTTCACGTCTGATGAAAAAAGCCGAGGCAGCCGGAAAGAAAAAAGTTACCAAGAGCATAGCCAGCCCTCAGTTTAATGCCGGAAAAGCCAGGAAGTTTCTTGAACTAATTTCCTCTTGTGCAGAGGATTCCGGCGAAGGGCTAATCATTGAAATTCCACCAGCAATACAAGCTGAAATCACATCCATTCTTCGGGAGTTTCGTCACGAAACTGACGAGGCTGCACCATGAAAAAAATATCAGAACTGATGATGTGGTCCCTTTTCTTTTCTCTCCTAATAGGGATTGGGTTAACTGCTGGATTCTACTGTTTCATCGGGACTGTCAAGCTGATCGCAAGGGTAATAGCATGAAAATTGAATACCAAGACATGGGGCCCACTGCAAAAATCATAATCACCAGCACCGTATTCGAGTTTCGCCGACACGTTCGGGTTGTTGATACGATTTTGATGTGTACTCCTGGAGTCATTGCGGATCGCCGTGGTTTCTTCCTCATGAAAACGGTGATTTCAGGTCGCTCTAAAGAAATGCTTCGCGCCAATAAAACAGCAGTGCGTGAGGTAAACCGATGATCATCATTACCAATGAGTAAGAGGCCCATCGTGGAAAATTATCACTTACCACGCTGTCCTAATTGCGGTATGTCACCCTCTTTGAAGGTTCGTAGTCGGGGAATGAACTGGGGATCGGCAGAAATTCGTTGCTCGAATGGCTGTTCGGGTATGCGCGCCGGATTTTCGTACCCGCCAGATCATGAAGCTGAGGCCCGAAAAGAGCTGCGCGAAAAATGGGAAAAACTGGTGAAGGACAAAGCCCAATGAGCACTATTACCAAAGAGTTCACCAAAGAGCAGTTACAGCAAATCGAAGCAGCTGCGAAAGAAGTCCTGTGGCCTGTCGTGTGGTCGGAAAAGAAAGCACGAGAGCACTTCAGTGAAAAAATAACTGCCAAGGTGGTACTGAAGCTGGCGCGTATCGCGCTGGCATCGCTCGAAACGGAGCCTGCGATTCACCGCTGGCGTCGTGTGACCGTTGAGCCATACGGCCCTTATCCTTGGCATTACGGTAATTTTATCGGCTTCTCAAAACCCGTTGAGGGAATTGAGGACGAGTATTTTTACTCCGCCCCGCCAGCGCCGGTAGTTCCTGATGAGGCTATAAGTCTTGCCGTTGATGGAATAATGTCTACTTACGCAGATAATCAGGACGAATGCCGGAAACGTATTAGAAATCATATTGAAGACGCCTGCCGCGCCGCCATGCAGGGAGCAATGCAGCAGGAGGAGACGGTAAAATCAAAAAAGTAGATCGCTGCGATGTCTGCACTGAAGGCGCTCGCGGCGGGTGTGGTACGTGTGTTTTTAACGGTAATTTTTGATGAGGTATTTATGACTACTACTGATTTTATGGAGGAGCAGGAAGTATTCGACCTGCTCAAAAAGAAAAAAACTGCTGTTTGGCGCTTACGCAAAGAACGTGGTTTCCCCAATCCTGTTCTCACATATCCGTCACGCTACAGCCGTAAAGCAGTTATGAAATGGATTGAAGAGGGCGGCGTCAACCGAGCTGTTTAACATGCCAGAATATTTTATCGGCATACATTTCATAAGCCTCTTTCTGCTCCACCAGCCAGTCGTGTTTGTTGTACACGGCCATCACACCACCCAGTTCATGCCCCAGCATCTTTTCGGTGACATGGGGCATAACTCCCTCCCCTGACAAATTCGTTACCAGTGAGCGCCTGAAATCGTGCGTTCTCCATTCAGGTATATCAATTTTATCCCTTAGTTTTTTCATGTAGAGATTTGCTGACGAACGATCTATTGCCTTATCCAGTTCCTGGCCAGGGAACAGGACGGTGTTACCCGAATTTAAAAGCCTCTCTACAAAAGGCTTTACCTGCTCAAAAACAGGACGACGAATAACATTCCCCATTTTTGAATGCTCAGCTGGAGTAGTCCAAATAAGATCGTCCATATTGAATTCACTGTTAGTAGCCAGGCGAAGTTCTGACAATCTGGCTCCCCACAACAACAACAGTTGGTGAAGCACCTTGTTGGAAGTAACGATCTTGTTGTTTTCCAGCGCGAGCCATATTTTTGCCAGTTCGGTATAGGTTAAAACCCTGCTACCAACATCTGGCTTCTTTCCAATCGTCTTAACGCTGAGCTTCAGAACCTCGCACGAAGGTATGAGCTGTCGGCTGATACACCAGTTCATTACTGATCGCAGCTGCAGGAGAAGTACCCTGGCCTTTTTGCCGTTTTTCTTTTCCTGCTTATCGAAAAACCTAACCCATGCTGAAACAGGGATGTTGACGACGGGGGCATCCGGAAATTCTGTGTACATAGTGTTGTACACAACTGACTTGTATAAAGTCTGTGTATTAGGCTTCAGGGTTTCAACATACTTGTTCCACCACTGATCGAGACACTCTTTCAGCGTCAGCTCGCCATCCTCTTTGGCAAAATAATTTTTAGGGTTTAGCCCCTTGAGGTACAATTCGCGCATCTCGCCGACTATGACGCGCGCTTCTTTCAGAGAGGTAGCTGGATAGCGCCCAATAGAAAGGCGAACAGGTTTACCGTTCCATCGGTACCGAAACTGAAACGTAATCGTTCCGGTAGGGGTTATACGCACGCTGAGACCGTCGCCATCTGTGACTTCTGGCGCGCCGTTGTATGGCTTGTCATTGATGCTACGTAGTTTGGTATCACTGAGGGCCACGGCTATGTATCCTGTACACACTGATTTTCAGCATTTTGTACTCAATCTGTACGCAATGGCAAGTGAACCAAATGATTTTCTTTGCATACAGACATGAACGAACAGGAAATAAATGAGACTAAAAGCTTGAAGCTGCGTGGACTATTGGGATAACATGCAACACAAGACGAACACTTAAAAATCAGTTATTTCTACGTCCTCTTAGTTAAATGGATATAACGAGCCCCTCCTAAGGGCTAGTTGCAGGTTCGATTCCTGCAGGGGACACCAGATATAACTCTCCTGATGTCTACCGAATTCAATAAAAACCTTTTATAATCAGCCATAACCCCTCTTCTCAGGCTATGCGACGTCAACTGAAGTCTACCCATATCTACGTGAATCAATAAACGTTTGGGGGCCTAAGTGGGGGCTTATCCTGTTCAACGGAAAATGAGGCCCCCAAATGCCACTGAATGCTCGTCAGGTCGAGACTGCAAAGCCCAGAGATAAAGCCTATAAACTCGCTGATGGCGGAGGGCTCTATCTCATGGTCAATACTAACGGTTCAAAGTACTGGCGAATGAAGTATCGATTTGCCGGTAAAGAGAAAAAACTCTCGTTCGGAACCTATCCTGACATCTCACTTGCGGAAGCCCGCACTAAGCGCGATGAAGCGAGAAAAACATTGGCAAATGATAAAGATCCCGGTGAAGTTAAAAAAGCCGAACTACTTGCCCAAAAACTATCGGTTACGAATACTTTTGAAGCGATAGCGGTTGAGTGGTACAACGCAAAAGTTTCTGGCTGGTCAAAAAACTACGCTGACTATGTTAACCGGGCCTTCAAAAACAATGTATTTCCCTTTGTTGGATCGCAGCCGGTTAATGAGATAAAGCCACTGGAGCTTCTGTCTGTATTGCAGCGTATGGAAAAGCGAGGTGCGCCGGAGCTTGCCAGTAAAGTGCGCCAACGTTGTAGCGAAGTGTTCCGTTACGCTATTGTTACTGGCCGAGCCGAGTACAACCCTGCGGCTGATCTTGGTAGTGCTTTACAGGGGTACGAGAAACAACATTATCCCTTTCTTACTGCTGCTGAGCTACCCGAGTTTTTACAAAAGCTTTCACAATACACCGGCAGTCTAGTAACGCTTCTGGCGACCCGACTACTCATGCTTACGGGCTTACGAACCGTCGAATTACGTATGGCAGAATGGAGTGAAATCGACTTCGAAAACCATATCTGGGAAATACCGAAAAGTAGAATGAAGATGAGGCGACCCCACATAGTGCCCCTTTCTGCTCAATCCTTAGCAGCACTTCGGCAACTAAAGCAATTGACCGGTACTTACCAGTTTATCTTTGCAGGTCGAAACGATGTTAATAAACCAATGAGCGAAGCCAGCATCAATATGGTTATTAAAAGGATTGGTTACGATAAGAGAGCAACCGGACATGGTTTTCGTCACACCATGAGCACAATCTTGCATGAGGAAGGATTCAACACTGCTTGGATTGAGACCCAGCTCGCGCATGTGGACAAGAACGCGATTCGCGGGACCTATAACCATGCGCAGTATCTTGAAGGGAGGAAAGAGATGATGCAGTGGTATGGGGACTATTTGGATGGATTGCGATTGGATGGAAACGTTGCCAGAGTTAGTTAATGAAGAGCCGATTCGAGTTCGGCCTTCGCACCAACAGTATGTAAATAGACCTCAACTGAGGTCTTTTTTTTATGCCTAAAATGAATCGCCACGGGTTTAACAGACACCTCAGAGTCATTTAAGATGGCTTAAAGAGAGGTGCCCATGAGCGGTAAGCGTTATCCCGAAGAGTTTAAAACTGAAGCAGTCAAACAGGTTGTTGATCGCGGTTATTCTGTTTCCAGCGTTGCAACACGTCTCGATATCACCACCCACAGCCTTTATGCATGGATAAAGAAGTACGGTCCGGATTCTTCCACTAATAAAGAACAGTCAGATGCTCAGGCCGAGATCCGCCGTCTCCAGAAAGAGCTGAAACGGGTTACCGGTAATGCTGTCAACCTGTTGATGACTATTTTAATCTGTAGTCATTCAATCCTTGTAACATCAGGATGATCCTGGTGTCAGTGAAAATACGAAATCAACACGTTGGTATCATTACCTGTTTCTGCTTCTTTAAGCAACTGGCGATGATTTTTATGTCTATTCTGGCGGGCAATATGTATGAAAGCATCGGTT